GGCGCACCGATCCCGGCGACGCGGACACCATTCTGCCACCGCCCAAGGCACCACGTCAGAGCATGAAGACCGGGGTTTTCGCTATAGACGTAGGTGGATTCGACCAGCGGACGACACGAGCCCGAGCCGCCCGGATAAGTGCTATCGAGACGCGGGTCATAGACCTTGACGCCATGCAAAAGCCAAAGCGGTTGCGGGATTGTGGTGAAGGTCGTTTTCGACGTCGAGTCATACTTGAACGTCGTCATCGCAGCGGCGATGCCGGAGAGCTTTGCCGTGCTGCTCCATCCCGGTGGAGCGGAAGTCGGCGGAGTTATTGCCGCCGCTTCGGGACACGCGCCAAGCTGGGTCGCCTGATAGACGTGCCCGGCGAACGTGCCGGTCGCCGAACCGCCGCTAAAGGTGGTGGCTACCTTGTCGAAATAGGTGGTGTCGATTGATGCGATCGGACCAAGCGACAGGGCGGTAAGCGTCGTGAGAAAGACGTTATTCGCGCCGTGACCTGCCTTGAGAACGATGTTGCCACCAACCGCCGTTCTACCCACTACGTAGGGTATTCCAGCGAATTGGTCCGCCTTCCACTTCTCTGGCGGACCCCCTGCCGCCGATTTAGGTTTTGGAGCCATCAGGCTTGAGATGCCACCGAGCGCAATGCCTGCGCCAATAGCGATCAGGGCAGGGTTGGCGGTGATGACACCCACCACCGCAACGGCGATCCCGACAACCACCGCGACGATCTTCAGTACTTTGCTCATTTGCGCGGGCTCACTCGCCACGCGGCTTGGTATTCGTTTGGTTGTAGAACGGCACAGCCGACGCCGTCGTAGAAGCCGAGAACCCGGCCATTGCCCATAACAACGGTCATCGCGCCAAGCGGCGATTCCTTGCCCGTCTCATCTTCCCCGCGAAGCTCGATTATGTCGCCAAGGATGGCGGCTGCGGGCGCGATCCGCTCAAACCCGAGAGTATCGAGCGCTTCGCTCAAGCTGCCGTGCCCGGCTTCCTTGAGTTTACGGAGTGCCGAGATCGCGGTCCGATAACTGCCTTTGGCCGGAATCTTGATTGAATGGCCGCATCGACGAAGGTGATCCGCGACAAGGCGGACGCAATCCCGCTCACCGAGAATGAAACTCTTGTCTTTCCATTTATCCAGTAAGGCTTGGGCGTGACGTTGGCGTACAACTAGCTCGTGATCTTGGTCTTTTGACATCGCTGGTATTTATCCAGCGCATCAAGTCCACGTGCCCGTGATCAATAGGCGTTGATTTCTCTTTCACTAAAGCGGCCATAGCCGCCGTTGACATCACTGCCGCCATAAGACGGCGTTGGCGAGTAGGCTGGTGCTGGTGCCGCTTGGCCCCAATAGATCGATTGCTCGATGTCTGTGACGGCATAGAGGCCGGTTTCACCCGGCCAGACTTGCTGGTGGAAAGCGTTGGATAGGCGGCGGCCTTCCTCGGTCATAAAGAGCCGTTCACCAACCGACGTACAGGTATATTCGAGACGGCGATTGTTATCCCCCCAAGTGATCGTAGGCACGTCGAGAAAGCCAGTGAACAGGGTGTAGCCGGAATCGACTGCGATACCGGTGGTCATGTCTGCTGCGCCCAGCCCGATCGAGACCGCTGATCCTTGGACGGAAGGATCGAGGAAAGAATTGATCGCAACGCCAGTAGCCGGAATGAAACCCACGGTGACTTCCGGCGCTTTGCCGTCGAGCTTGTCCGACAGACCCTTGATCGTATCGAGCACGCCGTAGGTATCATCGCGACCGACATAGCGGTTGCCGCCCATGACGATTTCACCCGCACCGTCGAGCAAGCGAAGGGTGTAGCCGGGGAATTGAATCTGCACCCATCCGAAGATCAGCGGGCGAGAGGATTGAAGCTCGGTATACAGCGCGGGTGAAAGTTCGCTCATCGCCTACTCGTCTTCGCTTATCGTGATGGTGCCGAAGTTGAAGACGTTCCCGGTGAGGCGATCCCACGCCAACTCATTCCCGGTGATCGAACCTTGAATGTAGGGCGCGGCAAACTCCGCCACGTCGAGATTGGCGGGCGACTTTCGGAGCATCGGGAAGATCGACAGGGTGACCGTTCCGGTGCCTGAGCATGTGGTGTCGGCGGCAGCGAAATAGAGATATCGGCGTCCGGCCGTGATGATGCTGAACGCCTGCCCGAGCTTGATAACGTAGTTGGCGGTGAAGCCTTTTAGCGCGAGCGCCGTGCCGGTTTGACCTGCGCCATTTACAACAGGCGAACCCGGCGAACCGGGATTAAAGCCATCCTGATAGTAGCGCATCATCGCGCCGTAGATTTTGGCCAGCCGAAGCTTTGCCGCCCATGTACGGCCATCGGGCTCGGCGTGCATTGACGGTATCGTCACGTCGATTGAGTGGCGGGTTCCGAGTCGGAGGATGTTCTGGACTGGACCACCCAAGCTCGGCTTGAGTGGACCGCCAAAGTCGATCATGCGGGGCTTGTCGGTTTTGACAGCGCGGGTAGCGGGAAGTGTAATTGGGGTCGTCACGAAGTATTTAGCCCGACACGGGGACGGCTATGCGCGTCATCGGGGGAAGAGAATGATTTGGTCCATTTTGAACGGGTTTGAGAAAGCTGCCTTTCAGTTCCTAAGCGTCGGCGTCGTCATCGTGATCTACCGGGTCACCAAGTATTCCGCCGAACAAAGCGTACTTGGTCCGCGCTGGTTTACGGCTGCGCTGATCGCTTGCACGGCGTTTGCGGGGTTAGGAGCTATGGGATTGGGAAACGCCAGTTGCGCCGTTCAAGACGGGCGTGGCGGCTGTGACGAATACAATGACGACGCCTACACGCCGACGAATGAGCAGAGAGAAAAGCAATTTGGCTACATGCTCGCGCTACTCGTCTGCCCGACGATGATGGCCGCGATCAACGAGCGCGGTAAGCGAAAGCGCAGGGCGGACGCACCGGAATGACTTCCGCGTTAGGGAATGTTCCTTCGCATGCTGGACATGAGCGCGTTGTTAGCTAGCGAGGGTGCGGCCATAAGTGCCGCCGACGCTTGCCGCGCCGAAATCTGATTCATCTGAGCGAGCAAGTCTTCGGTCATCACCGCGCCACGAAGGTCGAAATAGATCGGTTGAGCGCCCATTGCTCCGCCCGGCGACATCGCGCGTGCAGATGGGATCGAGGGGTAGGCAACTGAGCCCGGATTGACGAAGCCGCCGTCCGCAAAGTGCGACAGCCGCAAATCATTGTCGTTGATTGCGTGGAGCAAGCGCCGGTGGCGCGCGGTCGAAGAGGCATTGACCACGAATTCGCCCGCGCTGAGCATTGCCGGGATTTTGTCTTCCCGCGCACCACCCGAACCGGACAGCAATCCGCCGCCATCGGCGAGCCCGATTATCTTTAGGAAGCTACCGCTACCACCACTGCCGCCGCCGCCAGCTTCGCCGCCATCGGCCAATCCGAGCGCGGACAGAATGACTTTCTCGATCGCAATTCGGGCGAGATCGGCGAGGATGGACATCGCCATCTTTTTGAATGCCTGCGCGACCGTCTCAGTCCCGGTCACGACACCGATGAAGCCGTCTTCAAGAGATTGAAGACCGTCCGCCGCGACACCCTTGAGCGCAGAGTTCATGTCATCGACGTTGTTATGAAGCCGCTTCTGATAATCTTGAAGCGGATCGCCGTTCTGATCGACCTGACTGTTTTTAGTGTTGAAGACGTTGTCTGTTTGAGCCTTACGGTCGGCTTTTTCCTGTGGCGTCAGCGACTTGTCGGCGTCGATCGCAGCTTGAGCCTGATCGCGCTCGATCTTCAAAAGCTTGTGCTGAATATCCCGACGCTCTTTGAGCGTCGTAGCAGCGTCCGTCTGAAGGTTGAGAAGTTGAGTTTGGATGTTCGCGGAAAACTTAGCGTCATCCAATGCGCGCTGATCCAGCGCGGCCTTCTCTTTCTGCTTGGCTACGTCACGCTTCGCAGCGTCAATCTCGTCTTCTTTGAGGAGCAGCGCTTTCTTCTGAGCATCGGTCCAACCGAACTCAGCCGCCATCTTCTCAATTCGATCGTCAGCTTCCTTTTTCTGATCATCCAGAGCGGCAAGATCGGCAGCGTACTGCTCTTCGATCGTGTCGGCTTGCTTCCGTTTGGTCGCCGAGAGTTGCTTATTGAGAGTGTCGGTCTCCGACGTGAAGGAGGTGGTGGATTCCTGAGCCTTCTTTTCCTGTTGCTCACGGAGCTTTTCGGTCTCGTCTTCGACCTTGCTGGAATCGGAGGCGTAGCGCCCGAACGGCTTGACGGCATGGCCGCCGACCCGGACCTCGTGATGGACGTGCGGACCTGTGGCGTCCCCGGCACCCGGTGAGCCGACCGCACCGCCCGAATAGCCGATGATGTCGCCGATTTTGACGCGCTGGCCTTCGGTGACATTGAATCGAGAAAGGTGTCCGTCACGCGTCTCCGCGCCGCCAGTATTGATGATGATGACATTGCCGTAGCCGCCCATGAGCCCGGCCTTGGTCACTACGCCATCGGCAACCGCCTTGACGGGCGTACCCACGGGCACGGCAATGTCGACGCCCGCGTGAACGTGATCCTTGCGCTGCTCACCAAATTGACCGGTGATCCGTCCACCTTCGACCGGCGAACCGTAATAAGCTGTCGGACCGGCCTTTGCGTTCGCGGTCTTTCCAAGCTCGGCGCGACGCTTATCAATCGCGATTTGCTCGTCTAGATATTGTTCAAGAGTCTCTTGCTTGGCCAGATACCGTTCGTAATTCGCCTGTTCGCGAGCATCGAGTGCGAGGATCGCCTTGCCGTTTGGCCCGGCCAAAACCTGCGCCTTGTATTTGGCGTCGGTGGCTTCAGCCAGAAGTTGAGCATGTCGAGAATCTGCAAGTGCGGTGTTCGCATCAACCAACTTCTGAGCCGCTGCATGAATTGCAGCATCATCATTGGCCATCGTGGCCACATAAGCTGAAGTGCCGCCGTTGGCCGCCGAGATATAGAGCTTCGGGTCGTTGTCCTGTTTCTTCTTTTCCTTTGCCTGATCATAGGCTTTGGCCGCTGCGATGAAATCGCTTTGAGCGGTCACGACTGCTATTTTTTGACCTTCAACCTGCTCTTGGTTGAGTTGTTCGCGCGTCTTCAACTGGCGCTCTAAAACTTCGGCGAGCTTGGTTTCCTTGGCGATCAGCCCGTCGATAGTCTTGTCGTAGATGGACTGAGCCTGTGCCGCGATCTTGGCCGCGTCGCCTTGCTCTTCGAGCTTCTTGGTGGCGTCCCCGAGCGCGTCTTTCGACTCCAAAAGGTGACCGACAAGAGACGCGAGTAGCGGAATGCCGATCGTCAGCGCGATCGCCCACGGGCCGGACATGACCGCCGCAAACTTGCCCATGATGCCGGTGGTCGCACCGCTTTGTTGCGCGTAAAATGACATCGCTTCGGCAAGGCGGCCCATTTCCATCGCGGCGATGCGCGAGATCGGAATGCCAGCCGCCCAAGCGTCGACCGATGCACGGGCAACGTGAGCAAGCTCCATCTGTCCGAGATTCAGTCGGTTGGTGCTGTCGTGGAGCCCAGTCTGCGCATTGGTGTTGGTCTGCGTCGCCGGGCCCGCCGCGAGTTGTTGGGTCTCGACCAGCCCGAGCACGTTCGCCTGAACCTTCAGGGCGGCGGCTTGCTCTTCGAACGCGAGTGCGGCGGCGGTTGAGGCGGTCGCTAAAACGCGGAGAACCTGAGCCTCTTGAGCATCGGTTGTCGTTGCGGCGGCGGCAGCAGCAGCGCGGTCACGCTCGACCTGTGCAAGCTCTAGGAGCCGGGCCGAGGCTTCGCCGGATGACTTGGAAGTCATGCCACCGAGCGGATCGTAATTCGATCCCATCGATGCGGCCTGTTGCGCCGAGTTTTGCATGTTGCGGAGCGCGGTCGAGAATGACTGCTCCATCTGGCGCGCGGCATTGGCGGGTGAAGCGGCGAGCGATGCGAACGCGGCTTCGACTTCGGCAATGGACGCCGATGCCGTCAGACCGAATTGCGCAAGGGTGGTGCGACCAGCGTCGAGCGCGCGCTGGAGCGGAGTTGTGTCGGCGGAGACGCTGAGAACTAGGGGACGGTTTGCCACCTACTATTTAGGCGGCGCGACCTGATCACCGGGCCATTGGCTACATGGAGTTTTCAATGCGCCTATTTTCTTCGGCGCGCGCTTCGACAAGCGAATAGAATTCGTGCGGCGTGGCGCGCCAAAACTCATCGGCCCGCCATCCAAACGCGCTCATTGATATCCCCATTAGTTTGCGATTACGCTCTTCCGGGCTCAGGGGATCGGGGTCGTCTGAGCCTTCGGTTCCCCCGATGTCGTGCGACCTCCGGAAATCGCGTCAGAGAGACATAGGAATAAAATGACGGTGGATGATCCCATACCGGCCTCGAATACTAATTCGGCGAGGCGATCGGCGGAGACTTGCTTGGTCAACACGTCTTCCGCCCCGGCGCGGATCAACTCGGCAAGGCAAATTCCAATTTCCTGATAGCTTAGTTTTTGGGTGTTCGCCGCCTGCCATATTTCCAGAAGCGACTGGTCGAGTGAAGTTTCAATGGCCGAACACGCGGCGAATGTCGGACGGAGCAAATAAGTCACGCCACCGAGTTTTATCGCGTGTTCGCCACGGGCAGGGTTTGCCCGCGTAGCTTTCGCCACGCGGGGTTTCTTAGTCACGCGGGTTGTCATCAGACGGTGGCCGTTACGTCGTCCGTAGTCGGCAGAGCGACCGCAGTGAGATCGGCGGTGTAATTCACCGCGCCGTTGACTGCGGCATCCCACGACAAGTTGCCTACGCCGATCGTGCCCGCGTACAGAATGATCGTGCCACGGCAAATTTGGATATCGATTTCCGGTGGGGAAGCATTCGAGACCGTCTGAAGCTTGCTGAAGCCGACATCAGGAATCTTGAGCTTGCCCGCGAGCGAGAATGTGACTTCCTGCTGACCGAAGCCACTCGACTTGATGCGACCGTCATCCTTGGATGAGAAATCGATCTTGTCGCTCGAAACCTTCTTTGAAATCGTGGTCTGACCACCGATCGCGGTGAATACGGGAGTAGTGGGTGCACCGTCGCTGATCTTGATAATTACGTCGCGACCATATGCATGAACAACTGTGGTAGGCATGGTTGAATAAATCTCCATTTGGCGCGGGTCGCGCTCGATGGAAGTATTTATTCAACGGGCTTCATTCGGACGGTTCAACTAGACTTTCGAAAGACTGTATCCCTAAATATGTAAGTCCATCCACGTTGATCGGGTCGCCGACTTCGGCTGACTGAAAGAATGGCGGCTGGATAGAGGCGTCATCGGATTCGAGCGACTGGCCATCGAGCACCGCCCGCGCGGCGTGCATCATGGCGAGCAAAGGGGTGTTGCCCGATCCCCGGAAGACCGCGATGACCTCGACGGTGATCCGCTCGACTTGGTCGTAGCCCTCCGCCTCACTCTCGCTTGATAGCTGCCCAATCTTGAGAAATGGCGGCTGAGTGTTTTCCGGGACATGGGTGTAGACGCGGACTGGCGCGCCGACGATCGCCGTAAGGTCGGCATCATCCGCTAGTGGCTTGAGCGCGGTGAAATATGCCGTCTGGGTCGCGGCAAGGAGGTTCTTCATCAAAGTATTTATGTCGCGGCACAGGACGGCGGTGCGCCAAAAGCCGTCAGACGGGATACGCCCCTAATGTCAGTCGTTCAGCTACCATTTTTCATTTGCCAGTTGCAGACGTTCTGCTTCTCGGATCAGCAGGACGGCAGCGCCCCGCAGTCCAAGACTGGATTGTAGTAAAACTGCGGCGGCTTTCAGTTCTTTCGGTTTTGGAATTTTGCGGGGGCGACGATAACCGTTGGTGGATGTTCTTGCCACTTTTTATCCAAGCGATTTGTCGGAAATTGACATAGCGGCATACATTGATCGACGCCCGTATTATACACGGCACACTGCCCCCAATAGTCGTGCGGCAGCACCACATAATACTCGTTATATATATTAGCCCAAGGGGTATGACCGTTCGGGTTTTTACCTCTACAAATGCCTGATTGAGCCTGAGCCGATATAGGCACGATCATCGCGAGTGCTGCGAAAGAGAGGCTTAGCACGTTCATGGAGCGATCTCCTCGTGATCAGGATCGGTATTGGCGCATCAATGCGGCAGCCGATCCGGCATGTATATGTCAGTTTATCGACCTAGTAAAATATTGCAAACATCAGCTTGATGGCACTAGCAATTCACCGCCACGCGTTGGAAACAAGTAACAGCTTCCCATGCCGTCACGCCCGAAACTACCGTCAGCAATCCACCCAAACATTGCCATTACTGCGCCGGACCGAGCCAACAGCGGCAATAGTTCAGTATCCGAGACGGGCGATCACGTTATCCCAAAATCCCGCCAGATTGGTCGTGACGATCCCGTCGACCTGACTATCGATGTGGATGTATGGGCGCTCGGGCAGGGCGGACCAGCGCATCATGTATGACGACGCGATATCTTCGGACCGCTTGCGGCGATTGCGACCAAGTCGGAGCTTCCCGTTTACGCGGCGTCGGCGTTGGACAAGCTTCGATCCAGCGTGGCGACCGTATTCTTGTATGATGCCGTACCAGTCGCCCGGCGACTTCGTATTACCCTTCTTGATCACGATTAGACCTGCCTTGACCCGAAGACGCTCAACTTGAACTTCGACCTTGATATAGCTTTCGAGGTTGCTTGTGCGCTTAGGCGCGGTCGAGCGTTGCAGCGCCGCGACCGCCGATCCTATGCGGGTGAGACGATCGCCAAGCTCAAGCTTGGAATCATCGTCCAGTGAACCGAACAGGGAATAGATCTCGGTCAGGCCCGAGAGGCGGTTGCTGGCCATTAAATTTCCGACCGGGTTGTCCCGGTCTCGGCAAGGATCACCAGCGTGCGGCGGCGACCATCGGGATCGGCGACGCTCGTGATGTTGAGGGTCGATACATCGGTGAAATGGATTTGGTCGTCAGCAAGGATGCCGTCGCGGTAGCGGATAGTGACGCGGTAGCTCGACACGCCCTGAAGAGCGCGAGCCATCATCATTTCGCGACCATCCAGCCCTTCAACTTGCGCATAGGGGCTGGCGATCGTCACCCACGTTGTGTCGTAGTCGCCGGTGGCCGATTGAGTCTCGATCGCACGGCGAATTGTGATCGGCGTTCTGAGATTCCCGCCCCGCATCGTTAGACCCGGAAATTGGCCAAGAGCGTCGATACGCCGTTCGGCAAGCTGAGCGGAGTGATCGAGCGTTCGGCGATCGTATCCTCGCGGAAATTGTAGAGGTCGCCGAGCACAAGCAATGCGGCCTGTCGGACCGCTGCGGGAAGCTCGCCATCCGCGTAGCCCGACACGACCTCGATTGTGATGGCGGATTCGTCGCGAGCATGATCCGGCCAACGGATGCCCGCTGGCTGGCGGAGCCCAGCCTTCAGACCGTTCGCCCGGAGGGCGTATTGATCGGGATCGAGCGTCTCGTCCGCACCTTGGCGATCGAGATAGGAGATGCTGGTGATTGACTGGACCGGACCGGTCGTGAAGTGGCTGGTCGACAGCCAATCCGGGAAGGTCATGGTGACCGCCCCTTGGTCCAGTTTCAGGCCGGTGATCGCTTCGACATGGCTTTGACCCGCCTCAATCAAGAGGCTGATAAGGTCATCGTCATCATCGTGATCGACGCGCAAGAAAGACTTCGCGTCGGAAAGGGAAATGAAGTTCATCCGATATTTAGTCGAGCGAGCGGGTCTCCCCGCGCTTCGGACGATCGGCTGTTTCTATCTTCGGCTTGGTGGTCTTGGCCGCGACTTCCACCGCTTCCGCGAATTCGCGGTCGATCAGGCGTTGAGCGACATCATCGGCAAAATCGACGTGGTCGCCTACGTTGTGCGAAACAAAATGGCCGCACATTGAAACAAGCATTTTTACAAGCATGAATTCCTTAAAATGAAAGGGGGAGCGACCGCGTGGCCGCTCCCCCGATTGGGTCGTTCGATTAGACGTGCATGGTCAGGACTTTGATTGCCCCGGTGTCGAGTACCTTGGAGTCAAAGCGGACGAATCCGGCGATCCCCGAGCCCGGCCAGAAAGCCGAATCCGAAACCGCGCCGACCAGCGGAGCACCGACCTTGCGAACCATGAACTGGCCAAGGTCACCGAAAAGGACCGGCTTTGAGGTCGCGCCGATGTTGGCCATGTCCTGATTGACGTAGAGCGGCTTGCCCAAGAGCGAGGCAGGAACCCCATTCTGGATGTCACCCATCGACCAGATGTAACGACCTTGCGAATCCTTCAGCTTGCGGACAGCCGCGAGCGTCGCGTCGTTCATCATCCACGCTGCCTTGGCCGCCGTGCGATACGCCGGGTCAACGCTGTGAAAGAGGTCGATCAGTTCGTCGGCGGTGAAGGCAGTCGGCGAAGCCGAAGTGTTGCCCGCGCCTGCGCCGGTGACGATGCCCTGAGGCTGGCTAGAGCCGGTGCCGACAGTGAGCTTGGTATTCGCGATGCGACCCAAACGAGTGCCGAGCAAACGAGCAATTACCTGCTCAACCGCGAAGATTGAGTCGTCGCTGAGTTCACGTGCCAGAGCGAGGAACGGCGTCGCGTAAGAATACGCACCGATCGTTGCCTGCCCGAACACCGCATCACCCGAGCCGTCATTCGCCAGAGCAGCGCCCTGAGTGTGCAGCGCGGCGGCATTGGCCGTGTCGTTGATGGTCGGAATCTGGAGCGAGTTGCCACCGTTGGTGACCAATTCGAACGCAACCGAGCCGTCATAAAGAGGGCCATAGGCCTTCATGCTTTCGACAAGCAGCGGAAGCATTTCGCTCGGGACGGTGTAGCCGCCAGCCGAACCCGACGCCGCAGTCTGAGCACGGGTTTCGCCGTAGCCAGCCTGAAGGGCTGCACGCTCTTCGTTCGACAGGGAAGCGACGTTGCCGCCAGCCCGGATGTAGGCATGCCACGATGCGCGGTAGTCAGAACCATCGGCCTGAACGGTCGAAGTTTCGGTCGCAGTGAAGCCGGGGCGACGTGAACGAAGAGCCGCTTCGCGAGCTTCCTCGATCTTGCGCTCTTCGCTGGAGACACGGGCTTCGCGGGCGATCTTTGAATCCAGCGCATCGAGGTCCGCCATTGCGGCATCGTGCTGAGACTCAAGCTCGCGAGCGCGGCTTTCGTCGGTGTTGTCGTTGATTAGATTAAGACGTTCGCGCGCATCAGCGACCAGCTTCTCGCGCTTTTCTTGCAAATCCTTGTAGTTCACTTTTCATGTACCAAGACTTTCGGCTCGCGCCTTACTCGCCACGAAGGGCGGTGATTATGCGAGTATTTAGTCTTGGCGATGAACTAGCGTGCGGCGATCGGTTTAAGCCTAGGCCCGCTGCCTTATATCAAGCGATATCTTACGCTGGATGCGACGGGCGGCAGAATTGAAGTTGCTCACTCGGACTTGAACCGCCTTCGCCGCCTCAAGGGCGCGCAAGCCGATCTCAGTGTCAGTGTATGCAGGATCGGCGGTTATCGTGACCTCGCGGAGATCGACCGCGAGAATGGTCCGGGTCGGCGGCGACACGGTGTCGTCCCACATCTCTTTGGTAACGATA